CATTAATATACATTCGTTGTCTTTCACTTGATACTGCATTAGTTCTATCTGCTACACATAAAATATGATACCAAGCAGAATGGTCTCTTAAGTATTGAGTAGTTTTTAAATCTGCTAAAGTACCAGTTCCACCATCATTATGAGTGAACCATTGTAACTGTTGATTTGAACCCTCTATTCTTATATCTTCTTGTGCACCACTACTAGTATTATAAGCAATTAAAAAATTACCTCTTGTTGAATTATAAGGTGGTGATTTACCTAGCTTTGTCCAAAAACTAAATGACCAAGTCGTACGACTTCCGTCTCCACTATATGTTTTTTGCATATATGGACTATCAGCTTCATTAAATCTAATTGATTGGTCTATTGTGTATCCAGTAGATGCTTGACTATTACCAGGTATTATTAAGGGCATTTAGAAGTCCTCCAGCTTTGGAAACTCCCCTAAAGGTCTTGTCATTACAGGTTTAGATTCTGTACCTGTATTTGTGTAAGTGTATAAAGTTTCTAAAACTCTTACATCTTTTGTTGCTTTAATTCTAGTGACCATATCG